TTTGGCTTGTATATCAGCTAATAATCTTGCCTGTGCATCTTGTGCCTGTGATTCTCTCATAGCAGCTCTAGAACCACCAAAAGCACCAGCATCTATTGCCTGCTTTCTAAGACCAGGTAATGTTTCTTGTTCAAATCTTTCTTGTGCTTGTCTTTTAGCAATATCAGTAACAGCTTGTTGATAAGGATTCATAAAAGGTTGTAATGCTTCTGCAGTTGCTCTTTCAGCACCTCCTCTAACTAACACACCAGCTTCATCAAGAATTGGTTTTAGCGGAACCTCTATCTGGTCGTTCTCTATAGCGATATCAAACATATCGATAATGCGACCCCTTGTCTTTTGGTCTGTTGAAAAGCCGGGTTGGTCGGTCCACTTTTGAGCCGCAGTATTAAATCTCTGCGAGTAGTAAAGCTTAGGATATCCTGACTGTACAATAAGGTGTGTAGTTAAAACGCCCGGCCCGTTAAACTCAGGAACTAAATAGGCTGTGTTATAAAAATGCCCAGCCAAAACCATACACTCAGAAAGTTTATCTGGCTTCATTCCGTTGTCTTTTAAATACGCCACATATCGCTTAGTCGTCCTGTTAAACACAACTAAAGTGCTGCTATCTTTACCAACGCCATGACCAGTATCCGCACCAATTACATAACTATGCCCCTTCTGCGGAGGCTCAATCATATTCAGCCACCCTCTTACATGTGGCCTTGCTGTTACCTCTGGAGTGTTCCATGCCTCTGCCGCCCAGTTGTAGTCATCGCCCACCTCTAGGCTTACTGAAGTTGGTGCTTGGCAGTTCTCCACCCACATTCTAAGCTTTTGATTGTTAAACCTTGGCGTCCCTGAGCTGGCAAAAGCCTCTTCAGGATACGACGGATACTCAACATGAAAGACTTCCGCTTTCCCCCTGCACCTAAAAGCAATGCACCATCGCCTCCACAGCAATTGGTCC